GCTAAAACAAGTTCTCTTGATGCTATGGAAGTTCACTTCTTATCTGAAAGAGCTCTTTGTACAATGGGCGCAAACAACTTTGTAATATTCAAAGGATAATTGTATACAATTTAAGGGGGGTGGGTTTGCCATCCCCTTTTTACTTACTTTAATAAATTTTAATAAAATGAAAAAAATAACACCAAAAGCGAGAGTATATAAACTTAAAACAAGACACACTCCGTTAAGCCTAATGCTGGCATCTAGAAACACATCTCAAAAACCTTTAGTTTATTTTGACGAAGAAAAGATGATTAATAGAGCGTTAAGATACGCTGTTAATCAAAAGTCAATATTTGAAGACGAACAAGACGGTTCTGCTTTATTAGGAACTATTGTATTTGAAGATGGTTTTTTAAGCACAAGAAGAGAAGATGTATTGTTGCAGCAATTTTTAGAACTACATCCAGATAAGGGTACAGTTTTTGAAGAAGTAGATCATGAAAAAAATGCTGAAAGAGATTTAGAATATATAAATGCCGAAGTAGATGCTTTAATTGCAGCTAGAGAATTATCTGTAGAACAAATGGAAACCTTGGGTAGGGTTTTAATAGGTAGTAAAACAGATTCAATGAAGACATCTGAATTAAAAAGAGACATTTTAATATTCGCTAAAGACTATCCAATAGACTTTTTAGAAGCATTAGACAATGATGACATGGCTTTAGAATCCTTAGTAAAGGAAATGTTTAGCAAGGGATTATTGTCTTTTAGAAGAAAAAACCGAGAAGTTTACTATAACTTACCTGGCAATAAAAAAAGAATGTTATTGGTTAAGCACGGTGAAAGCCATATTAAAACAGTAATGTCATATTTTCATACTGAAAAAGGAATGGAAGCTTTAGATATGTTAGAAAACATGATATAAAAAAAACAACTTAAACATTTAATAAAAGGCTCCTTTATAGGGGTCTTTTTTTTTACTTATCTTTGTAACAAATATCCCCTTATGATTAATGAAATTAGAAATACCGTACTCGCTATAATTAATAAGAACAATAACGGATATCTAACACCAGAAGAATTTAACTTATTTGCTGAACAAGCACAGCTAGAAGTATTTGAGTCTTACTTTTTTGACTTTAACAATTGGATTGTAAAAAAAAACCAACGAAGATCAAATTCAGATTACGCTGACATTTCAAAACAATACGAAGAAGTAATAGATATTTTTTCAGAAACTAAACCACTAAAACATAAAGCTGGTAATTTGTTTTTTACTCCCAGTTTATCCACCACACAAGATGATTGGTATACTTTAAATAGGCTTACCGCATATGAAACATTGTTAGTTAGTGGTACTAATACAGCTGTTGTAGCTAATGATTTAGTAGATGCCGGTGCTACTTTTGATACGGATGGAATTTCAGTAGGTGACGTAGTTGTTAATATAACAGCTGAAAAATATGCATATGTTGTAGATATCGCAGCAACTACTTTAACTTTAACTGACGATATATTTTTAGCTACTCCAGAGAATTATAAAGTATTAAAAGCTTCAAGCGCTAGAGACATGGAAAGAGTTAGTCAAGGAAAAATAATAAAACTTAACGCATCAAACTTGACATCCCCAACTTCTACTTATCCTGCATACACATTACAAGATGATTTAGTGTCGGCTTATCCATTGTCTATTAACTTATACGGAGAAGTTTTTTGTCAATATGTGAGATATCCCGTTAAGCCAAATTGGACTTACAACGCTATTGGTCCTGATGGAGATCCTGTTTTTAACTCATCAGCTACTGGGTATCAAGATTTTGAATTACCTTTAGATGACTCAATAGATTTAATTATAAAAATACTAGGTTATGCAGGAATTAGTATTAGAGAAGCGGAGGTAGTTCAGTTTGAGCAAGTTCAACAAGTTCAACAAAACCAAGTAACACAATAACGTATGGCATACTCAATGACAGATCAAAAATACTACACCAATAACGGAGTAGTTCCTCAAAGTACTAATTGGGGTAATTATCAGTATGTATCTCTAAAAGACATAGTTAACAATTTTGAATTAATGTTTGAAGGAGACGAAAGCTTAGTGAGCAAACAAAATAGATACAAGCTTTTATTTCATGCTAAAAGAGGCATTCAAGAAATTAATTATGATGCGTTGAAGAATATTAAGATTTTAGAGATGGATGTTTGTTCTAATTTAAAATATGTTCTTCCAGCAGATTATGTAAATTATGTAAGGATATCTTTATTTAAAAACGGAATTTTATTTCCCTTAATAGAAAACTTTCAAACTAATTATTCTTCTGCGTATTTACAAGATGACGATTGCGAAGTGTTGTTTGATATAGACGGAAACGCTTTAGGCAGCACATCAGCTATTGACAACAAGAGAATAATGGGAACTAAGCCTACTTTGTATCTAAATCCAGGTCATCCTTATGACGGTAGAGAAGGATATTGCTGTGATGGTAATTGGTTTTTTACTTATGGCTTAGGAGGTAAATATGGAATGAACACTTCATTGGCTAATCAAAACCCTAACTTTAGAATAGATAAAAAGGGCGGTGTAATTAACTTTAGCTCTGACATGGCTAATGAGTTAGTAATATTAGAGTATGTTTCAGATGGTCTTGAAAGAGGTCATGATGATGATGTTATGATAAATAAATTAGCCGAAGACTATTTATATGCGTATATAAGATGGGCTGTGCTAGATAATAAATTAAATGTACCTGAGTATGTGGTTAATAGGGCTAGAAAAGAAAAAAGCTCTAAATTAAGAAATGCTAAAATCAGATTAAGCAACCTTCACCCAAGCAGAATTCTTATGCCACTAAGAGGTAGAGCTAAATGGATTAAATGAAAATAACTAGAACTTTTACCGCAGGTATAATGAACAAGGACCTCGATGAGAGGTTAATACCACAAGGTCAGTATCGTGATGGGCAAAATATTGGAGTTTCCACATCCGAAGAATCTAATGTAGGTTCTATTGAAAACATATTAGGAAATAACCAAGTGGGTGGTGATTTATCTTTTTTAAGTGCTAGTGCAGCTACTATTGGAGCGATTGCAGATGGAGCTAATGAAGAGTTTTATTGGTTTGTTACGGATACAAATTTTGATTATATATTAAGGTATAATGAAACTTCAAATAGTCATGTTGTATTATTAAAAGACACAAAAGGTAGAGTTCTTAAATTTGATAAGGAATATACCATAACAGGTATAAACATCATCGGTAATTTACTTTTTTGGACAGATAATTTAAACCCTCCTAGAAGATTAAACATAGACAGGTATTATGGTTTTGATGCATTTACAGAAGATGACATTTCAGTTATAGTAAAACCGCCTTTAAATGCTCCTGTTATTGAGCTTCAAAATACCAGTGGAAACCTACTTCCTCAATCGTTAACTAATGAAGAAAATTATTTAGCAGAAAAATATATTCGATTTGGGTATAGGTGGCGCTACGAAAACAATGAATATAGTTCTTTATCTCCTTTTTCTTCCACGTCTTTTGGAACTACTAATTTTAGTTTTGACTATTCTCAAGGTGTTTTCACCTCAATGATAAATGGTTTTAACCAAGTAAAAGTCACATTTGAAACAGGACAAGAGCAAGTAGATGATATTCAATTGGTGTTTTTTAATGAGTATACGGGAGCAGTATATGTTATAGAAACTTTTAACAAAAAAAATAATCTTTGGTTATCGAATACTTCTGTAGATGTATTATTTAATAACAGCAAAATATATTCGATTTTAAGTGCGGATGAAGTGTCTAGATTGTTTGACAATGTACCCAGAAAAGCTAAGGCTCAGGAAATTATAGGAAGCAGGTTGATTTATGGTAACTATATCCAAGGGTATGATTTAGTTGATTCCAATGACAATGAGGTAAATATGGATTTTTCACTTGATCATCAATCCGTATCTACAGCCACTTTAAAAGGGTTGCCTAGCTTTCATAGTGATCGAGATTATGAAGTGGGAATAGTTTATTTAGATGACTATGGAAGGATGAGTACAGTTTTAACACCTGCAACTTCTTCAAGTCAATTTACTAACACTACTTACATCCCTCCCTCACATTCAAATGATATAAATGATTTACGAGTTTCCATTTATAATAAAGCTCCAGCTTGGGCTTCTAAGTATAGAATATATTTAAAACAAAGCAAAGAAAACAACTATTCCACTATATTTCCTTTAGCAAGTTATCGAGATGGTTCCGACTTTTATTTCTTTATCATAAGGTCTGAAGTTACTAAACTTGAAGAAGGGGCTTATATATATATGAAACAAATTAATGGAGTTGCTACTAATTCTAATCAAGAATATAAAATACTGGAAATAGAAACAAAAGAAAGAGATTTTTTAGGGAATGATGAAATAGCGGGAACGTATTTTAAAATCTCTGACAGCAATAGTACTATTATTTTAGACGAATATGAAGGTCAATGGGAAGCAGAAGGTATTGGAGGATATCCAGCTACGGGAAATAGTTTAGGCTCGTCATTTCCTGCAACTACATCATCCCCTAATTTTGGAGGTCACATTATTGAGGATTTAAATTTTACTGGACTTAATGGAAGTGCGGAAGCTGTAGCTCAAATTGACTTCCCTCATTTTTATGGATCATCAACCACTAATACCACACTACAACTAGTAAAAGGATCTAAGGATAGTGAAAACTCTACATCAGCTTTAAGAGATGCGCGAATAAGAGTAACTATCACACCTAACGAAACATTTAAAGTGGAGAGTTTTGAGGATGGAATTTATGTAGTTTGGTATGAAAACGTAAGTTTAGCCGCCCACTATTTTTCTAACTATTCTATTAATAATCCACCTCCAGGTGTGACATCAAATAACAATTCCCTGTATGATTTAGATATTCTTATTAGGTTTAGTGATGGACCAGGGTATAGTGAAAATGATTATTTTATTATAAATGTACACTCTAAGTTTGGTGTTAATTTGTTTGGTGTAACTACTGAAAACACGGGAGTTGGTCCCAACACTTCTAGTAGTATTACTTCACCAAATGCACTAGCAGGAGTATCTCCAGTTAGCGGTGGTAAATCATCATCAGGGGAAATAATATACTCTTTACCGTCCTCTAATCTTAATCCGGTTCCTAATTACAGGGATAAGCCTATAAATATTGGCGCAATAATTCAAATGAATTTAACGGAAAAGTATTGGTTAGGAAATAGTGTAGTGGGCACTAGAGAGAGTAAAAATCAGTTTATATCCAGTGCAAAATACAACAATATAGAAGAGTTTTTCTATGAAGAAGAAATATGGCAAACACTTAGGCATATAAACGCTCAAGACGGGTCTAATAACAGAGGTTTTAGGGTGTTTTTTAGAAGAGTTTATAGTGATGTTAATTACGCAGGAGCCAGATCATTTAGTGTTAGTGGGGAGGATGTAGCTCAATATCAGTTTTCTCAAGCTTTATCTAACGGTCCGCAAGGAGCTCCTTATTTAAACGGACAAGGTCAATGGAATGATTATGCTATGTTATTGTCGTATACTCAACCTATTTTAATGTTTATTAAGGCTAGTTCTATACAAGAGCAAACTAATAATTGGTCTTTTAATTCCGTAAATTCAGATCTAAAAATAACAGAAATAGAATGTGAATTTAAAATAATTCAAAATGAATTTTCTCCGCCAGTTTTTGAAACTAAACCTATTGAAAACTCTTCAGACGTGTTTTATGAAACCCCATTTACATTTAACATAAATCAGCCTGCTGGACTACATGAGGGAAATATTCAAGATCAACTTCCTTTTACAAAATCTGCAATTGTAAGTTTAAATACTAATACTCTTGCATCACCTACATTAGCTCAACAACAAAACGTAGAATTTAACTGTTTTTCTTTTGGAAATGGCATAGAAGCTACAAGGATTAAATCAGATGATGTTTTGCCATGGCTAAAGTATTCTCCAAGGGCTAGTAGTAGTATAGAGAAATATGAAGAAGAACATTTGTCAGCTAGTTTAACTTATAGCGGAGTGTTTGTGCAAAACACTAACTTAAACAATCTAAATGAGTTTAACCTTTCATTAGCTAATTACAAGGATGTAAATAAAGAATATGGTCCAATACAAAAACTTCACACTAGGGATAATGACATTATTACTCTTCAGGAAGATAAAATATCTAAAATATTATTTGGTAAAAACTTATTATCTGATTCAGTGGGTGGTGGATCTATTACTGCAATACCCGAAGTTTTAGGAACTCAAATACCTTATGTTGGTGAATATGGTATAAGTCATAATCCTGAAAGTTTTGCTCAGTGGGGCAATAGCTTGTATTTCACCGATGCTAAAAGAGGAGCTGTTATTCGATTAGGAGGAGATGGATTATTTGAAATAAACAACTTAGGGATGAGTGACTACTTCAAAGATTTATTTAGAGATAATTTTTTAAAACAAAAGCTAGGAGTGTATGATCCTTTTAAAGAACAATATGTAGTGTCTAACACTGATCAAGATGCTATTCCTTGTGAAAGTAATGTTAAAGGGTTATTTAAATCAAATCCTATATTTTCTTTTGGTTCTTCTACGGTTTTTTTAGAAATAGAATCAACAAGATCGTGGTCAGTTACTTTGAATGATACTGGCGATGGAACTTCTTGGGTAACCGTAAACGGGAATACTCCAACCTATAACGGAAGCAATGACGAAACCGTCTCCATAACTGTAGCTGCTCAACCAGTGTCAAGCCCCAGAAGGTCGTTGACTTTAACTGTTACTACTTGCGATGGAATTGTGTTTAATGAAACCATTACTCAAAACGGAACTTTGCCTGTAGAAATAGAAGTTTGGGGGATAGGAAAAGGACAGACAGGAAGCGTTTTGACTGGAGACGTAACTTATGATTACAGTTCCAATACAGTTGGAGCACTAGCTTATTTAAATCAAGAGTTAAAAACTGACAATGAGTTGTTTGTGCAGAGAATATTAAATGGTCAAGAAGGAGAAGTAGGTATTCCTTACGAAGGAGATACTGTTACTGTCGAAGCTAGTGAAGCAGGAGCCG